GTTGTCGTGACCGTTCCGATTTCAATCCATGAGTTTCCGTTTTTCAGCTTCGCTTTCAGCGTTATATTTTGCGCTCCGGTTGCATCGTATTCATAAAGACGAACGGTAATGCCATATCGAAGGGTATTGCCAGAAAGATAATCCGCTGGCGAATACTGACAGGAGAAGTCTTTGTAATACCCAATGCCACCCGTATCGTCCAGACGGGTATGCGTGACAGGCACATTCCATGTTTTCTCTGTTGTAGAACTCGGCTTGAACCATATAATGTTATGTCCTGTCGGTTGCTGTTCCGATACGGCGAATCCGGGCATCTGTTGCCCGTTGATCGTCATCCGTTCAATATCAAGCGATCTGCCCTTAATGTCACCACCATTGCCGACATAGAAGTCAGCATCTTCCGCATCATCGCCGAACAGAATTGACGAACCAGAGCCATCCCCGCCGTGAAGGTTCACGATTCCGGCAGTATTCATATCGATACCATCACGGGACAGGTTCATGTTCGTCTGATTCCCTGTCCTCATGCGAATATACTTATCGCCGTTTAGGTCGATTCCGTTCGGATTGATCTTTATTCCGCTGATCGCACCCTGTCCGTCATCAACAAAGGCATCAATACGGTCATTCACAAGGTCAATCCGTGCCTGTGCCGCACCATCAATCAGAATCCATCCGGCTTCATCGTAGCGGTAGGTTTCATAGTAATCATCCATGAGGTCATGCCATGTGAATGATTCCAATTCCTCCCATGTGTACGATTCCAAATCTTCCCATGTCTTGGCGTTCTCGCCGTGTACAACCTTGTGCCAGACATCTCCGATCTCCGGGTTCTCCGGGGCGGTTTCCGATGTGTACTCTTTACCATGTCCGAGTTGCTGTCGCACGGCAATTCCGATGTATTGATTGTTGGAAATGTTCACCGTGTTAAGCTGTGAAATCGTGGCTTCTCTGGCAAAAAGCTGATCCACATCAATCCGCTTTGCCGTGATCCTGTCAATGATACTGTTTATCGCATAGAATTTCTCTGCGCTCAAATCGGCAAACGTTCCGACATCGCTGATGATTGTCTGCCCTGCGGCTGTGCGCCCGTTTTCAATTTCTTGCTCCGATACCACAACCTGTGTAGGCGTGAGGGAGGGAACGCCGTTGGCATCCCATACCACATCGATATGGTAATAATTGCCGTTGGATGCACCTATTATCAGATCGCCAATCGTTGCCTGCACCATCTGCCCATAACTGATCATCAGCCGATTGATGAACAGCTTTTCGGCTATGCCTTGCTCTGTGATCGAGGTTTCAAAGATTGCAGTATCGGCGGCAATATCTTTCACATGGGCATAATCGATGTCTGCGTTCTGTATCTCGGTCTGTGCGATTTCGGCAACGCCCAGCTTTGCATTAATCGCTTCAATATCATCGGTTTTAATGCTTTCTGCTGTAATATGTCCTGCAATCAAGTTTTCAATCTCAGCTTGTACCGCACTAATCGCATCCGCAGTAAGGCTGTCAATCGTTGCACTTGCAAAGTGTGCATATTCGATAATGTTCTTGCCTAAATCTTCGCTCTGGATCGCTTCGGGGGCGAATGATCCGGCTTGTATGGACAGCAAGCGAATGTTCGTTCCGTCTACTTCCGGCACCTGCCAGACGGCAATTTTCCGGCTTGCATCTGCCTGCTTCAGCGAACCGATGGTAACGCTGTTCAGCCGCCCGGTCAAAATATCATGCTCAACGCCGATGACCTGCGCCGAATAGTTGTAGCCCTTCTCTTCATCCTTGACGGTCAGAATATCGTACAGGTACACTTTGTCGAGGTCACGGTACTGCTTGTATTCTTCGGTGTCACCAAGGCTGATAAATTCAATCGTCATGGTGACTTCCGGGATGTCAACCTTATCCTCGGAAAACCTCTTCTGCGCCGCTTCAAGCAGTTTTGCCTGCACATTGTCTGCGGTCACGCCGTTTTTCCCGATCTGCATCCCGGTATCGTAGATTTCCAGATACGGTTCACGGTAATCATAAACGTACTGTGAATCGATGTATTTCAGCCCGTTGTGGTTCATCCAGACGATGTTGCCCTTGCTGTCTTTGGCAATAGGAGCAACACGGGTTGAAAGGTTTTCGATGTTTTCGGTTCTTTCAACGCCGAGCATATTTTTCCCACGCTCGACAATGAAACCACGGTCATATCCGACATTTTTCAGCGCATAGAATCGCCAATTATCACGGATAAGTGATAATCCGAACTGCTTGCAAATGCCCTTTTCCGGGTCAAGGAACGCTTCAACGATGTTTTTGCGTTCAAAGTCAAGTTCACTCGCCGGAAGCGTTGTCGTGCAATCCGTGGCGCACTCAAAGTCAGAAGCAAAAACAGCATTGCCAAGAACATTTCGGCAAACTTCCGCACATGAATATGTGTGGTCTTTCTCCGGTTTCCAAAGCGTGTTGTTCCGAAGGTTCTGATACCATACATGACGGGCGGTAATCGTTACGGTGTCCTGCTCTTCATCAACATCAACGATTTCAAAGAACTGATCCGCAAGCCGTGTTGGGATGTCCACCGCTTCAAGACCTGCGAAGTTCTGCGGAATCGATACGGTTTGGAATGGGATTTGTTCAAGCTGTGTCTTTGGCACATACCCTGACTTGCGTTCCGGTAGCTTTGGTATTTGAAGTCCAGCAATTCCCGTTTTGCCGAAGTTGATCACGGAAAAAGCGTTGTCATTAAGTGAATCGCCAAGGTTCTCGATTTGTACGATGCTTTCGCTATCGTCCGTGTCAGCGGTTGCGAGAATAGCCGCACCAGCAACAGCCGCCGCCAGAATGGTAAATAACGCCATTTACGCAACCCCCTTTACGATTGATTGTTGAACACTTCCACCGTTCCAGCATATTCATCGTTCTGGATGACGGGCGGCACTCTCACAGGAACGGCACACTTGATGATGTTTCCGACCTTGCAGGCTTTCCATTTCTTGAATTGATCATATGGCATCTTGATTGTCACCTGCGAGATGCCGTTTTTTTCTTCCTCAAATGTGGCTTCAATCGGCTGAAGGTCACCAACCAGCCCGGTTGTAGTAAAGTCATCGCAATCATGCGAATAAACGTATATTGGCTTATTCATCAAATCCACCTCCAATGAGGGGTTATCAGAAGCGATGTGATCCCCGTTCCGATGGTGATTGTGTTCGCACCAAGCTGAAGTTCCGGGAAATCACCCGTCATAGCGGTTGCGCCCTGTGCGGTGTACACATATCCAGTTGCGGAATCAATGTACACGGGCACATTGGCGGTCATGTCGGCGATGCTGATTTCCTTGCCGTTTACGCTGAAGGAAACATCCCCGGAACCGTTCACTTGAATCATAGGAAGGGCGGTTGCCGATCCGGGATTGACGATTGCCTGTGATTCCGTCACTTCAATCTGGCTGTCAACGGCTTCGACCATGTACGGTTGGCAGTTCCATGTGATCACCGCCGCATCATGGAAACGCTGAACCCCGTTCAGTTTGTTTGACAGCACCCGTGTCCATTGGATTTCTTCTTTCACGGTGGCTTCGTAAGCGTGGGTCAGGTCATCGGAAGTGATCAGCTTGCCCGTGCCGTCTGCCCATGCATTGATCAACTGCCGTGTAGCAGGCAGACCGTTGATCATAATCAGCGTTGCCGAAATATCAAAGTTCGCCAGACCTTCATCCACATGGAGTGCGCCATCCCGTCCATTGACATAGTATTCTGAAAAGCGCATGGATGCTTTGCGGTGATCCGGCATCTTATGGATGAACACATCATCAAGGGAGGATGCGGCAACGCCCCGAAAAATCAGATCGCTCATGCTTTAACCTCCCAACGCCCGAAGTTTGGCATAGTCCTTTGTCCGAATGTTCTTGCCGACCCGTTTGCTTGTCATATCGCCAGCCTTTTCTCCGTCAAGATATACGCCGATTTTATTGAAAGCGGAATTGATCTTGTCACCGATCATCTGTGCCACATATTCATAATCCATATTGTCATCGTTCATGTGCCGTGCCTGCGATGCGGTGAGAACCCGTTCCCCACGGTGCAGAATCGCCTTGAAATCATCAAACGGAACCGACCAATCACCTTTGGCAGACCATCCGTCCGAATCATTCACCCATGTATTCTGCGGCAGTTCGCCTGTTTCAACATAGTGCTGTGCATCGGCGGCGGTCACATCATCGCCAAGTGTGTTTTCCCCGGCAACCTTCAGATTTCCACCCGTCTGATCGATGACTTTTTTGATAAAGTTCACAGCAACGTTGATGGCTTCGGGTATCTTGTGAATGAAGTCCATAACGCCTTGAAACAGACCGAGGGAAAAATTAACGATGTTATTCCATATGCCTTTTGCGACTTCCGCAACGGCGTTTTTGACATCATCCCATGCGTTCTGAATCCAATTCACCGTGGCGGTAAAGGCATTTGCAACCCATGAAGTGACATCGTTAAATGCGCCGCTTACCGTATCCCATGCGTTATTGACCCATTCAACGGTTGATGTGTATGCGTTTGAAACCCACGAAACAACATCATTGAAAGCGTTGCTCACGGTTTCCCAAGCGTTCTGAATCCATTCAACCGTTACTTTGTAAGCATTTCCGACCCATTCAACGGCGGTATTGAAGGCGTTCTGAACATCGTTCCAAGCGTTCTGAATCCAATCAATTGTAATGTCCCATTTCTTGCCGAAAAGCCCTCTGCCGAGTTCGTTGATAATGTTGCCGATCTCCGGGGCGAGTTCCTTTGCCCCGGCTACCAGACCTTCCACAGCGTTGCGGACAACGGGGGCATAGTTCTTCAACGCCGTTTTCGCCGATGTGGTGAAGTTCTTGATTGCCTTTTTCACGCCTTTGCCATTGCCCATAGCTGTCAGCACATCCTGCCATGCGGCTTTGGCGGCGTTCATTGAACCTTGCACGGTTTCCATCGCTTCTTTTTGCGTTGTTCCGGCAATGCCCATTTCCTGCTGGATTACATGGATCGCTTCATACACATCGCTCAACTTGCTGATGTCGAATGTCTTGTTTGCGATCTTCCCTGCATCCTTCAACAGCCGTTCCATTTCGGTTTTTGTGCCGCCATAGCCCAGCTTGAGGTTGTCCAGCATGGTATAGTTCTGCTTCGCAAACCCTTGATAGGCGTGCTGGATGGAATCCATCGCAGTACCCATCTTGTTTGCGTTGTCAGCCATATCGATCATTGCCATATCAGCAACTTCGGCGGCTTTGTCGGTGTCATTTCCGAGTGATTGCAGAAGTGATGCGGAAAAAGAAGTCACATTCTGCATATATTCGTTTGCGCTGATCCCGACATTCTTATACGCAACGGCGGCATACGCCTGTACCTTGGGTGCGGCTTCTTTAAACAGCGTTTCCACGCCGCCAACCAACTGCTCATATTCGGCGGCGGCATTTACTGCGCCCTTCACCAGACTTGATGCAATATCGGTGACCTTTGTGACCGCTTTCGTTGCGAAATTGGCAATCATCTGCCCTTTCGCAACTGTCCAAGCGGACAACTTACTGCCCCAAGACTTTGTTTCCTTCTCGGATTGATTGAGGGTTGTATTCAGTTGTGACTTGTCCGCACGGATGAGGTAAACAAATTCACCTGCGGTCATTTCCATCACTCCTTGAATTTCTGGAGAATATCATCCTTGATCTGTGCCGCCGTTCGTGTGTCTTTCAGTTCCGGGTGGACGATCTCGGAATAGTTTGGTGTTTGCAATTCCTTTCCTCTGGCATCCCATGCCGCCCGTGCCGTGTACCAGATATGCGTGGCAACATATTCACGCCATAAATCTTCTTTTCGTTCTTCGGAAAGGAGCGCAGACAATGCGCCGAATCCGTGCCATCCATAGCGGATGATGATGCAGGTTATCCTCTGCCTTTCTTCCTTGCT